AGTTTGTTTTTGCTTGTAACCTAATTTTTTGTCATAATTATCAAGGCGGTCCCGTAATAATGGAAAACCGCCTCTTGCGTCCTGTGCCTCGTCTGGCTGAGGATTACTGATAATTAAATCGTCGACTCTTTGTTTTTGTTCCTTTAAATCTTCCTCAATATCTTTGAAGTTATCATTAAGTCTTTTTCGAAATACCCTATTCAAAAAAGTGCCCAGCACTCTATATGGATATTTTGGCATTAACATCACCTCACAGCGTATAAAAACGAAAATCAAACGAAATTGTAAAACTACCACTAGTGCCTATCAATTCGAAATCGTTCATTCCTGCTGCAAGTGTAATTATTCCGTGGTTCGTTTCTCTAAATATGGATAGGTTGTTTTTCGTTGATCTAATTCCGTCTAGTTTTATCGTATCATCTGACAACGTTGTTCCTTCACAAGACCAGGTATCCCCGGTAGTATGATTTATTATTTGCAACTTAGAGGATGGACCTTTAAAAGTAATCATCAAAGGAAGCTTCCTAGGATCTATCACTACTCCATCTGCAGCATTATAAATCTGAAAAATATTCGTGGTATGGGTATACATGGTTTCATCAAGTGATAGTCCTTGTCCAATTTCCCATAGCTCTGAATCAAAAGTAATCGGTTCTAATGTAGTTCCGATTGATTCAGCAAATCCCTTAAAGCAAATAAAATCAATAGAAAATTCACCGTAAATATACTTCCTAGGAATTTGAAACATGTTAACACATTTAACTTCCCAACGTTTACCTTGCTCTCGTTTGTCAATAAGGTAAAAAGATTCCCTTGAATCAAAAATCTTAAATATCTCATTTCTTAAAAGGGCAAAATCAATAGAATCTTCAGCGGTCATTTTAAATATCCCGGTGATTTTTCTTGCATCTAATGTGGTGCCAAGGTCAATTAATCCATCCTGTCCTTCGACTTCCTCGGTAACGTTTCTGGGTTCAGGCGAGTGAACAATAATATCTTTTGTCCTTATTCCATAAGTGTCCAAATCATATATTGTCTCATCTTTTCTTTCTATTAATGTCATTAGCCCTTCACCCCACTAAATAGCAGTTGGTTAGAAAAACGTTTTGATAATTCATCTTCGATTAAATCACCAAATCTTGTTGCATCCTCGAGCGAACCAGCACCATTGTAACTTAAATGGACAACCAAATTGGATTTATAATTGGTTTGTGCTACTGATTGACCATTAACTGGCTTAATAGCAGGAATGTTTAGCATATCTGAAAGTAGTGTGTTTACTTTCGGAATGGCCTTTAGGATACTATCAGAAATAGGTCCTCCAAAATCTAGTTTATCTAGATCAGATAACGGGCCTGTTTTTGCTGGGGAGAAAGGTAAGAAATTACGAACTTTACCAGCTACGTTGCCGATGGTATCAAGCACTTTACCGACAGCACTTTGAATCCCTTTGACCAACATATCCATGAATCCTTTCCCAGCTTTATAAAAGCTCTCAGCGATTTTACCGAATTCACCGCCAATTGTTTTTCCTAATCCTCGAATGATACCAAGTAAGGCATTTACTCCTGCTGTTGCAAGGTTAGAAATAATCTTCCAAGCACCTTGAATAATTTTCTTTGCATTTTCCCAAGCGCCTTTCCAGTCGCCAGTAAATACCGAAACGAAAAATCCAATGATGCCAAGTATAATATCAACGGCACCTGAAATGATTCCCTTGATATTGCTCCATACTGCCACAACGATTGAGGATAGGAGATTAAATAAAACTTTTAGTGTGGTGACTAACATAGTTATTTGATTAATGATATACGTTTTTATTAAAGACCAGATAAACTGACCGATTTTTAAAATGTTATCGCCGTTTTCCTTCCAAAATGCCTGTAGCTGACCAAACAACTGTTTCCCAAGACTAACAATAGCATTCCAAACTGGAAGTAAAATGCTGTTCAATATGAAGTTCCACGCTGCTATTGCGGCGTTTTTGATTGCTTCCCATCCTGTAATAATCGCATTCCTGAATCCTTCATTTGTTTTCCACAAATACATGATCCCAGCTACCAATCCAACGATTACTGCAGATACCAATAGCACAGTTCCCATCATGGAAGCTAAACCGGTTATTAATGGTCCGATAAACGTCCACGCCTGCGCGAAAACAGCCAACATACCATTCCACAGTCCAATACCTACTGCTAATGGAGCTAAAATTAATGTCAAAAGTGGGAGCAACATCAAAAATCCTTGTATTATTTTTGCGAGAACTGGATGCGCTTCATTAAACCTGACAATCATCACAGCAATAGCATTGATGAAATTCCAGACCTTTTCCATGACCATTGCAAAAACATCAACCATTGGCTGAAAGGCTTTTTTGATATTGGCAATCATCGTCTTAAACGATTCGGCATACCCTTTATTGGATTTCATGGCTGCTTTATGCAAGGCTCCGTACACAATCGCTCCGGTAATCATAGAGGCCATTAATACCATGTTGTATCTCATCAATCCAGCATTAATCATCATTTGCATATTCAATAGCGATTTCATACTTGCGGTAGGTCCCAACATTTTTAGGGACAATACGGCTGCATTACCTCTATTAGCAATTTTATTCATGCCATCAGCTATCGCCAATCCAGCCTGGTTAACTTTGTACATAGGATTCTTCATTCGTTCATAGTTGTCACTGATTCTCTGAGCTTGAGTGGTCATGGTCATCATACGTCCAGCTGTCTGCAAAAAAGACTGTCTGAGGGTTTTATTGGCGTTGATCATGTTGTCGGAAGCCTTTTTGTACTGGTTTCCAAGTTCTTCAACTTGCCCCATAAATTCTTTATTTGTACCTTTAAAAGTATCCATGCTCGAGGCCAAATCGTGATACTTTTTCTGGACCTCCAACATGGCCTTTTTATGAGGCATCATTGCCTTGTTATTGGCCACTCTCATCTCATTGCTCATGTTCCTAATTTCTCGCTGCAGCTGCTTTAATTCATACTCGACATTGCCAGAGTCTATCCTGGTATCAATATCAATCCTTCCGTCTGCACCTGGCATTTAATCACCCCCTCGGCTTTAAGGACTGAGCTAATGCATTCCATTTCTGGTCTATTGCTTTTACCGCATCTTCTTCGTTTTGAGAATTGTCAAGGTTGTATGCTCGTTTCATACTAATGACATAATCCCGGTATTCTTTGTTGTGTTTATCTACTGCAGGGATCTTCATCTGGCGGATGCTGACGACTTCTTTAAACTTCGATTTATCATCAAAATGTGTGAATAATTGAATGAATTTGTGCCAGTGAAGCTTTCCGTGTTGCTCGAATAAATCAATTCGATAGGCACGAAAAAAAGACGCATAAATAAGTCCAGCGTCTTTTGAAAAGTCATATAATTTTTGGGTTTCGCCATTATTGTTAGTAAGGTCAATATCGAGGAATTCCTTTAGAATAAACAGGAACAGCTCATATTTCTCATGAGTAGACTTTTTCTCGATAAAAGAATACTCTTCCAGTAGCATTTCAAGCGCGATGTCCACTTTTTCATTCTCCCGAAACGCATCGTCTTGTAATAGCTCAAACATCCGTAAAACATTATCAAAGGAAAAATCAAGGTGAAGTATTTTACCTTGGTATTCAAAACAATCGTCAAAAGAAGACGTGAGAAGGAAGTTCATTTCCTTCCCTTCTTAACATATTTTAAGCGCTTATCGTCCTTAACCTTATTACCTTTTTCATCTAAAATTTCCATTAGGAAAAATAATAAATCGTAGTAAGTAAAAGTTGAGCGTCCAGCCAGTTCGAACAATTCATCAAACGTACCTTCACCAAGAATCTGCTCGGTTACAAGCTTCATATTTCCTCTTTGAGTCGATAACAGCTCTTCTTGCTGTTCAATCGATAAGTTTTCAATATCAATTTTTTCGAGTTCCTCTGATTTTTTCTTGAAAGTCTCAAATGACTTGAAATAGCCTTGGAGTCTCTCGTCTGAAAAATCGACCTTATAAACCTTCCCAGCAATCTCGACTTCTTCATATGATTTCTCAAATTCGAATTTACGCATGTGTTTCCCTCCAAATAAAAAGAGCCCTTGAAAGGACTCCGTGATTGTTTCTTATTCTGGCATCATAATCTTATCCTGCCATTTTTGATAAACATAAATGATGACAGAAATTATCAACATCATAATAAATATCCCGAAATGTTTCATTTTTTCTAAATCGTAGATTTCAAAATATATTAATACCCTTAGTAAAACAAATGCATAAATAGCATCAACAATTGAATTAAAAACAAAATACACCCACATTGGTCTGTCGAATGTATAATGATAAATCCAAATTGTACCTGGAATAAATACTCCGTAAGTTAAAGGCAAACTTGTAATATGTCCCCAAGGTACAAGTTTCGCTTTAACGGTCCACCAATCGAAAACATAGCCCATTTCAAATATCATCGTAACAAAAAGAGCAGCCAATATTCCTACTGGCATAAACCGTTTTAGTGAATGTTTATTAATGAAAAATAAGGATAGCCAAGGAATAATCAGCATTCCCCATAATATTAATTTTTTCATCATTACTCCTCCTTACTTATATAATTTGGAGGTTTCACTAAATTTATACAATATAAGAATCTGCTTACGCATCTGTCCCTTTTGCCCGTTTAAGCTTTCTCTTTGTCATAAATATTTCCAATAATTCGCAGGTTTTCACTCTAAACAAAAAGAGCCCTAGAAATAGGACCCTACATAAATTTTTTAAATTGATATTTATAAGCAATAATCTCATCTGTTTTTTTATCGTGGATTCCACTAACTCGACCTTCCATCATGAGTTCACCCATTATTGTATCAAAAAAATATTCATCATACTTCAAACCCTTTTTTATACCTTTTTGAACCACTTCACTACAATGGACCCACTTCATAATTGCTTTAGTGCTTGGATAAACTAATTCGTTTTGTAGAACCTCAACTTGGCTGTCCTTTACTAGGACTTCTCTATTTCTTATGCATTCTTTCTGATCAAACTGCAAATTTGCATACTCCAAATATTCTAAAACCAATTGTTTTATCTTTTCCCTGTTGGTATATCGGTAGTACATAAAATGGTATATGGCAAATCCGAGTGGAACAGCCACTACTGCTGTAATTGCTGCTTTTAATATCAGTGATCCCAGTGATAATAATAAATCCAAAATTCTCACTCCTAAATTATTCCTTTGAATTTAGTATATCATCTTAAGATTCCCGATAAAAAGACTATCTCCTCGCATATAACACTCGTCTCGCTGGCTTATTCAACTGACTCGGACTGCCGTAGATCGTTCCTTCTTTTCCGTCCAGCTGGTAAAGCTGTGGTTTGATGAAGTCGAATGAGCCTGTTGCAGTTCCCCCATTAAAAAATCTAACAAGTATCTTACTAACTGTTGGAGTAAATGAGTTTTTTAGTGGAACATTGTTAGCACTAACCAACGTTGTATCTCCACTTGTTTGTCCGTTATATATTCTAATTAACCCACTAGTTTCTATATTTACTAAATGCTGTTTATTAGGAATCACGTCAATCAGAATATCAGTTATTTGATTTATTCCACTCGCATCCAACCGCCCAACATCTTTCCCCAACACCTTAAAATTACTGTGTAAAGACCATTTACTATCCTCAAAACTCGGAATCAAATTTTTCGCAGTACCGTTTAGGATTTTGTCGCCAACGATATTATTCGGATTGGTGAAATCATAACTTGCCACGACTTGTCCGTTTAGGTAGCATTTGACAGAGTAGAGAATGCCTTTTAATTTCTCAGCACCAGTGTACCTAGAAAATATATTTACATCATCAGTGAATGAAGAATTAGCTGTTATAAAAATCTTAGTCCTTTCTCCTGTTTTCATTCCGGTTACACTCGCAATGTCAAGACCGTTTGCTGTGTTTATTCTTACGTAAGCACCTGCTATACCACCTCGAGCATCAAATAAATATGCAAATGAAGTTAACTGCACCGAATCAATCAAACAATCAATCTCAATAGCATCCATTGTCATACTAGGTAGTTGGACATAATTCGAGATTCCATCCATAACCATTCCAGTACGTGCTTTTGGTAGGACGAGTTGATAGGGTTCGTATGGTGTAGTGTTTGAGCCTTCTTCGAGCTGCCAGTTTTTAAAATTGCACCCAGTACCCAAAAATATTAACTTAACATAATAACATTCACTAGGTGTAACAGCTGTAATATCGCTTGAAGTTGTATAACTCGTATTACTAATTGACGATTTATCAGCTTTGTAAAAGTTAAACCTAAGTTGACCGTTATGGATTACTTTTCCTATTATTTGTTGATTTGGTCTAACCGGCACAAATAACGAAGTAAACGTTGTACTCGTCAAAGTTATATCATATGACATATTTTTAATAACGCCTGCTGAATTATCCCACTCAATTGAAAAGTCGGGCAACAAATTCTTCCTCGGCACTTTCACCTTTGGCTTTGGATTGAGTTGGACTGCGTATGGTTCGTAGGCGGTTGCGACTGTTCCTTCTTCGAGTTGTAGTTCATCAATATTAAATGTTCCAACAACTCCATTAGTAAATGTTCTAACTGTCGCAGAAGATTCAGTTGCCACAAATAACATTGATTTTTTCGTACCGTCACCCATCAATGAAGAACCATAAACAGTATTGTCAGTTTTTCTGATTTGCGTCACTACGCCGATTGGTAATATTGCCGAAACGGAATATGTTTTCCCAATAGTTAAATTGACAGTCTCATCGTTTTTAACATTTGTCGTTATAGGTGATGTTAAGGTAAATTTACTAAGTGTCAACAAATTCTTCTTCGGTGTAGGCATTACCATCCGTTCCCCTGTTTTCTTGCTGTATGGTGCGGGGATTGTTCCGAGATTGAGCATTGGTTTTTTGAAGGTGAATTTGCCTGTTGTGTCATTACTTGCTTTAAAGGACAATCTATTTGTTCTAGGATTTAATTTCCATGTTTTGCTTCCTTTAAATGGAGCAAAGCCCTGTATAAGAGTTTGTCCTTCGTACTCATCAATATCCCATAAACAATCATTATTGACATTACTAAATGTTACATCTTGACCGCCTGGAACACTCACAGACAATTCACACGTATTCCAAAGACTTGTCGCATTCAACTCCAACGTTTCATCATCAATTACCGTAGCGTTTGCGTGTAATGTCCATTTCCCACTCTTAAATCCATCGATACCGTTAATCGTGAGTTTTGGTAGTGGTTTTTCTACTAATTTAACATTTTTTACTTCGATATTATTAGTAGCATTTATATCCATCATATAAAGACCTTGTGCAACTTTATTTGAAAATGAAAATTCATATAATTTAAAATCAGTAGTAAGGTCTATATATTGATTTAATCCTAATGCACTATTTGTAGTCCACACTCTCATTCTTCCATTGACACCTGATTTTGCTTCAAGCTGTATTATATATTCACCGATACCTATATCCGCTTTAACATTCGTTAAAGTTGTTAACGGATTATAACTTGTAGGTTGTCCACCTAATTTCCATAAATTAAGAGCCATGATTATTCACCTTCTTCAACAGGTGTTTCTTCCTCAACCAATCCATAACCTAAAATATACTCAACCTCTTCCCCATCCAATGGCTCCTCTGAGTGCCGTTGATTGTAAGTAGCCGTAATATAAAACGTGTCCGGGTTTGGCGCATCCCAAGGCATGGTCGGAACATAGCCATCCCGAATCTCGTTTAATTCTGCCTGAATGGGAATTAGTTGCTCCTCAGTAAATCCTTCAATGTGACGAAACATATTCACCCCTCCTTAAATGGCTTTTTTATAGCCTTTTATTTCAAATGTCCTAGTGACGGTATCTCCGTTATATGGTACTGCCTTCACCCAAGGAGCTCTGACCTCAATCACCTGGGAATCCCATTGACCTGTTTTGTCAGCAATGGTTTGAACGGTGGTGATATTCGTTCCATCTTCAGACCAATAGAGATCTACTTTGAACGGTTTCGCTTGGTCGACTTTGGTATTGACAGCAAGCTTTGAACATTTGTCCACCTGGACGTAAGTTGCGCTAGTATCATATGAAACGGTATTAACTGCCTTTGAAGCAAATAGAGTAATAGGTTCGTTATAAACGGCTTGTAAATCAGTAGGTTGAGCGATTTCAGCACTTTTTAAATTGGTGTTAATGGCCCCACCACTACTGTCAGCACCTGATATAGAGACACCTGCATTCTTGTTTACAACCAATGCATTATAAATTGCCTCAAGCATATCAGCTTGGTTTACTACTTCGCCATTTTCTTTAAAACGTCTCCCGGATGTTGCCCCAGGTTTGCTTGGATAAGTCAAAATAATCGCCTCCTAGACAAAAAAATAGAGAGGAAAAAAATCCTCTCTTAAGGTGCTGCTGTGAAAGTCGGAAGACCATTGAAATGAATTTCGAAAGAGATTTCTCCCTTTGCGTTAGCATCTCCACCAGGTCCCTCGATGTTTGCAATCGTGCAAGGCCCTTCGAATTTATCATCATTCGGCAATGTCCAACGGAAATTAGTTTTTCGTCCTTTTCCGATGGAAAGAAGCTTGCTAAAAATAAAATCCTGCGCTGGATCCCCAATTTTCCGATGCCCTGAAAAAGAAATAACAAGTTGAGCCCCTGTTACTTCAGTCTCACTAAACCCCTCACCATCTAGGTAGTTATCTTGTGATAACTCTTCATTTGGTGATGGTTCAAAGTTATTTAAGCCTGCTCCTAATACAGCATAGGTAGCGACAGCACCGGGAGTTGTATCAATTTCAAACTTGTGTGATGATTGCAATACTAATCCTTCTTCAGCCATTCCATTTCCCTCCTTAAACGCTTATTTCAGCGTTAAATATTGCAGTAAAAATATGCTCATTTTTATCCGTTTTTTCCACCCAATTTGGCAAGGTGGTACACTCGCATTTGATCATAATAAAGCTTCCATCGTTGCTAGCAATTGAACCTTTCCCAAGTCCGTCTAGACCTTTGAAAATCTCCTGTATGGTGCTGTTTGCTGTTACAACACTTAAATCCTTAACTAACACTTGGAAGCTAAAATTCATCGTTTTACCGGTCATATATCGGCTATTAGGCGATGAAGGTGTTTGCCGGATAGCTATCGAACTTGATTTAGTACTTAATAAAGGCGTAACAATTGAAGCGTTCAATTCAAAATTTGTTTCCAAGTAATCTTTTACTCTATCGATAAAATCCAAACAAACACCTCCTATAATCCGTCATATGCTTGCTGGGCAATACGTTCCCAAGCGCCCCTGTTTTGCGCCTTGGCTGCCTCGAACCAAAGTCCGCGGGCGTGCGGATTTTTATCTTTTGAAAAATTATATTGTGGATTGTAGTAAAGCCGTCGTGCATATGGCGTTTGCCAAGAGACTAATCCTTCTCCAATTCGGCTATGGGTTACTCCACTGTCCCTTAAATAAAAATCCCGGGCAGGAATATAAAAATTACTATCCTTTAGAACTTCTTGATCTAAAGCGAATTGCGCTTTGTCTAATTGCCTAACGATTCCGTTGTTAATCTTTTTTTCATCGACATTGACCTTCACATTGATGGAAATCATACTAATTCCAACTCCCAATGATGGAGCTTAAATGCATAAACAGGATTCACATTTGTAACGACCATGGTTTTTCCATCAAACGTCACTTTTGATTTTTCCTTAAAATCTACGGATCCACTGGATGACGAATTAACAACATCAAAAGATAGGAGTGCTTTATATTGCAGCTCCTCACCTTGATTGTTTCTTTTGATGCTTGATGCAGATTCTACACGGACATTAGAAAATGTGACAGGCGGCTTGAAACCATCAACCGTTTCAAATCCATCACCAGGAATGAATTCCTCATATGTTGCCGAATGGATAAGCAGACGAATTGGAATAGGACGAATCACGGACATTCACCCCTCTATAAAGCAATCCTGTTAGCTTAAGGTACTGGATAACAGCAGGAGAAACCATTTGCTGCTCTCTCGATAACTGCCCTTTCCCTTGATTTCCACCTTCAGAATAGCTAAAATTGCCGATATTCACAGATGAAGGTCTGTCACCATGGATAGTAAGCTCACCTCCAAGACTGACCATGTATTCAATTTGTGCGGCAACAGCCTTCTTTACGTTTGTTTGAATTAACTGTGCAAACGATGAGAATTCTACTCCTAAAAGCACAAAAGATGTGATCATGTCGATTAGGTCTGATGCTCTAGCTTCCAAGCGATTAAAGGTGCTCTCATCCTCGATGGGAACACCTTTATATTCGTTATCGTAATAAGCTTTATTGATGTAGCCCATGACTACTCATCCTTTTCGGCATTCTCTTGATCTTGTTCAGTTCTTTTCTTAGTACGCTTTTTTTCTTGGTCATCTATGACCTCATAACCTCTGTTTTTAAACCAGCCAATCAGCCATCTATCATCGGTTTCAGCTTGTCCATTTACAAAAGAAAGCGAGGCGCTAACCCCGCTATACTGTTTATTAGGAGCTTTAATAATAGCCAAATTAATCCCTCCCCTATTGAACTTTAATGTTGCGAAGAACACCAGCCTTGCGTGTAGCCTTAAGCGCAACAGCAGCTACCATCTCAACCTCACCTGTCTTAACAGCTCCGGGTGCTTTGAAATCAGGAAGGAATGTGCGGATCACGCTGTTTCCAGTTGGAGAAACTCCGTGGAAACCATCTAGACCTAAGCTAACTGCAAATAAATCTGTTAGACCTGTTTTTTCTGTGACAACAGTACGTGTTTCAATTGGAGAAACAGGAACCGTGGTTGTACCGTTGTAGTGGTATCCAAGGTCAATTAAAGGAATTCCATCATAACCTGTAACAGTTCGCCCGAAAGCATCCTCTGTTTTTGTTGCATAACCAGCACGGCGGGCAATTGATTTAATTTTTGTGATCAACTTGCTGTTACCCATTAACAAAGTTGGGCGACCATCTAACTCAGCAAGGAAATTATCTAACTCATCAAGGAAGGCGAATTTGTTTGCTTCCAATCCTGTTTCATTTGACAAATCGATAACTGCAGCAGTATTAAGTTCAGTACTAGACCCAGTTAATGCTTTATCTAATCCGTCAAACGCATCGCTATCCACAGCAGAATCACCGTTGATAACTGTGTAGTGGAAAAGATTAGATGCACCGATAATTTTTTGTTGCAATTGGAAGTTCATTTCGTTGATTTGACCGGAAGTGTCTTGGATAACACGGTCAATTTGGAAAGTACCACCAAAGATTTTTAGGTCGACCGTTTTGTTTTCGCGGTCTGCTTCGTTTGCTGTGTATTCGCTGTTAATCGCACGGAATGCAGCAGTAGAAGGAGTTTTCAAACGAGTGTATCCATAGGTTAATGTCGAACCACCTGTACCAGGTGAAACCGCGTTGTCAAAAGTAAGTGCATTTAAAAGAAAGGAAGCACGACGAAACTCATCAATTACCATCTGGTCGACTTTGTCAGCCATTCCGACCTTTGCTTGTTCTAATGTAATCGGCATTTAAAATCATCTCCTAAAATATTAATTTGAAAATCTTTGTGATAATGCATCTAGAAGTGTTGCTGGCTCATTGCCAGTCTGTTTTTGGTGTTGGCCAGTGGTAAATTTAACACCTTGACCCTGTCCTTGCTGCTGATCTACATCAAATAAATAAGAATCGCTTTCCTGAAGCTTTTTAAGTTGGTCCTCTAATCCAAGAAGCTTTTCTCCATCCAATTTGATGCCTGTTTTGTCAAGCAATGCTTCAACTGCCTTCGGATTTTTAGCCTTTGCGCCAGTTAGAGCATCTTTAAGAGCAAAATCAAAAGTTTGTTGCTGAAGCTTGGCCTGGAATTCTTCTGTGGTTTTTTTGTTCTCAGCCTGCAACTCAGTGATTTTTTGTTGCAATCCGGCAGCGTCCACTTTCTTTAATTCATCTAGCTGTGTGTCACGGTCTTTCAATTGGTTTTTCAGGTCCTTATTCGAATTATTTACCTCATCGAACTTTTCCTTAGGGAACCAGTTGCCGTCATTGACAATAGCAATCTTTTTGTCTCCCAATTTACCAACGACCTGATTGTAAAGCTCTTCACCCAATAAATCTTTCAAACTCATCTATTTCACGACTCCTTATTAGTTTTTTTGGCGTGTAACCCTCCACGCTAAGGAATGCGCCTCTTTATGGTCTAGCCTTTAAAAAGACCAATAAAAAAGAACCTAAGCTAAATACTTGGGCTCTTTTGGTTGCTTCAAATCATTGATTTCAGTTTGCATCTTGACCATATGAAATGACATACCGTTCATAATCTGCTCGAGCGTATCGACTTTCTTTTCGAGCTCTGCAACTTTCTTTTTTGAGGAAAACACATGAACACCGCCTTAATAAGGTTTTTCTCTGCTGTACTGCCTTGTTAACCCTGTTTCATTTATGAATTCCCTCATGTTAGCCTGCTTATGTCTCACTTTTTGCTTGGCCATTTGAATTCCTGGCTCATCCTTCATAGCTTCCATCATGGAAAGCTCACGCTTAGACTTACGAATATCACGCTCTAAGTACCGTTGCTTTTGAGACTGCTCATAGGCTTTTTTATTCTGTTTAGCGTCATAAGGATGAAATCGTTGCTTTGAAATACCCTCAATAAACGGAAAGAATACATGATGACAATTAATACCCTTTATTCCAGCAATCTCGCCATAGCTCGTTGAGGACAAAGGAGGATATTTTTTGTGTTTGCCACTTCGAGAATAAATTCGCCCCTGGTAGGGAGCGCATCGAGGGCGGGCACCTAAATGACTAGATATTTCGATTAGATCTGCACCGTATTCATCCATACGAGCAAACTGCATGTCATTAGCAATATTATTACTCGTGGACCTCGTAACCATGTTCAAATAGGCTTCCGTTGACCATCGCCTTCCAGCTTTATCGATAAGAGCAGGTATTCCCTCATTCGCCCACTTGCTAGCAGTCTCTCTGAGAGCTTGCGAAGGAGTTAAAACACCAACCAAGACCTTGCCTACCGTTTGATTCACAATGTCTAAATGAGCCTGTTGCGATTGATGGAGAAGCGTTGTATTTACCAGATTGAAAGTGTCTAAGGCTTGAGCTTGATAGGTAAGTAAAACAGTTTCTAAAGCAACACTGGCTTCAACTGGTGCTGGATTCGTAAGCAATCCCATTTGGGCAGCTTCTTTCATTTCGCCTTCAAAAAGATTTGCCCCCGAATACCCGACCTCTTTAAGCATTTTTTCAATCTCTAAAACAGCCAAACCGGAATACTTAGCAATCGTTTTAATATTCTCCTTGGAAAGGTCTCCAAGCATTTTTAGTTGTTCCATTTGCCAGGCTAAAATATCATCCTCAGTCAATAAGCTTCGATGTTTGCTTAAGCGCCTTGCAATGTTGATAAGGATTTGCTCCTCGATGGACAGATAAACTTCGACAACAGGTGTTGCTAGTTGCTGTTGCTTGAGTGGATCCATTACTTATCAACCTTTTTGTTTTTATTAACACCAAAGAAATCAATGGTCTCTGCTATTACAGCTTTCTGCTCCTCTTGGATTTCTTTCAGCATGACCTCGGCTTCTTCAATGGTAACACCATGTATTTTCATGAGCGCCTTAACCTTTGTGGTCAAACCATTGCTAACTAATTGAATTTGCTTATTGATTTCGGCTCCCTGGTCCTCAGCAATTGAATCATCAAAGGCAACGGAAACCTCATATTCTTTCGGTCTAGGAAAAACACTGAAAGCATCGGCAATCTCTATAATCGCATCAACCAATTCCTGAATGGCTGCCTCTACGTTAGTTTCATGGTCCTGTTTCGTCCGGAACGTTTCGCTGTTCTCAGAGACAACCTCAGTCGCGGTTTTTACACCAATCCCATCAAAGGTAAAGGTCCCAGCATTAAAACCAATCTGCATGGCCAAGATATTTAATAATGCATTAATGGCAGCTACATGCTCAGTCACCCGTAATTCTACGGAAATATCTTTAATGGCATCTGCTTCAGCATCCATACCAAGATTCATAGCTTCATAAATTTCATCGTCTGCATCAAAATAGCGTTGTAATAGTCCTGTCTCTGGATCAAGAACAGTCTTAATGGCTGTATTCGGTACGATGATCCGTTTCTTCCCTAAAGCAAATTCCCTCTGGAAGCTATCAAACGCAACGTCCAACGATTTCAACGTGTCCAATGCATTGGCATAAATTGAAATACCTAGAGGCGAGTTTGTGTCAAAGTTATTCGCTATATTCGGCTTAAAATAAACGAAAATGGTTTTCTCGATAGTATGAAAAATGATTTCTTCTTCCAGGTCTTTAAACTGTGTCTCAAGAGGAACATTAACGCCTATTTCATTATCGGTTTTGCTCTCATACAGCTCATTACGGACAACATAATTCCCATCTTCCCAAACATGCCATTCCAGGTGAGTGTATCGCTTATCCCCTTTTCGGAACGTGCTAACAAAAACACCCTCAGTAATTTTGAAATTGTCCCAAGCAAGGGGAACAAAACAATCCGCCGCAGCATAAGAGATTTTGATTTTCTTGTCCTCGTAATATGCTTTCATGACCATTCCACCAAGAGCAAAACCATACTCTAGGTAGCGCCTGAATTCACGATTAAACTTGTTTTGCTTTAGCACATCTTGAATGGTTTTTTCCAACTGAGCTTCCGAAATATTGATTTGGCATTTCTCATTAAAAATAAGAGTAGCCATCTTTTGAGAGGCAACCTTTGCCATTCTCATTGAGGCTCTCTTACGATTTTTCTGACCGTTAAGAGTCATATAGGTTAATTTGTGCCAATCCTCGTAGTACCCAGCATAAACAGCTTTCCAGACATCTATCATTTTGTACATATCATCGTTTGCGGGGATCTCTCGCTTATCGGACAGCTTTTGAAGTCCTTTTATTAGTCCCATTTTGTAAAACACCTGCCTTAACTTGGCGATAAGGTTTTTAAACACCGAATCACCCCCTTAGATTACGTATCGTTTGTAGAAGTAGTTATTGCTGTATCTGAATTCATCCATTGCGTGGTTGAAATCATCGATTGGTTTCCCTTTTTCATCACGGGCATACATCCCAACCTCTTTGATGAAATTGTAATGATCATATTTGTCATTCTCGACAAGGAAAAACTGCTCGTTCGTTATAGAGTTTTGAGCACGTTCAATCCCAACCTCTATCCCTTTTGAGCTGCCTTTGATATCGTGTGCATTATTGTCAGCGCCGGTAGTTTGGATATTTAAAAGGTGGAGCTCCTCACGCAATGATTTACAGGCAGGATCCACAAAGAACTCAGCGTAACGCATCTTAAACTTTTCAATGCACCAATTTACAAACGCTTGTATTTCCCTGGCATAAACCGACATCGCCTTGACTTGCCCCATCTCTTTACCAGAGTGATAATAATGGGCCACACGATTTAAACGGTAATATGGCTTTTTGGTTTTCTTATTTTCATTCCTGGTGACGATATTACATGAGCAGCTAGTAGCATCACTTTGACCACCATCGGCAACGAAATACATTTCAATTGGAATCCCTTGAATGGCAGGAAGGATGTTTTTATCCATATCGAACATGCCATAAATAACACCTTCAGGCATGACTCGCTTACCGAACCAGTCTCTTTGTAGCAAATAAGGATTTTTCGAAAGGGTTTCAAAGATTTCCTGTTTACGATCATCAGTAAACACCGGATTATCTTGAATGGTCCAGTGCTGCCACCTGGTATTCTGTACATTGAATACTTTCTCAATGACAGGATGATTCGGTGCTGGCGGGTTTAGATCCGCAAGGTGATAACGGTCTTTTGCAGCAAAGGTACGACGAAAACACTCTTGAATCATGTCCATGTTCAGCAAATTAATCTCACAAAAAACCACAGAACCAAGCGACATACCGGTAATAGCTCCGACACTATTTACCTTTCCGCCACCTTTGTAATAAATCCTTTTCTGACCATTAGGCGTATGAACTAACAAATGATCGCCATGCTCATCATGCTTGATTTCAGCCAGGTCGCCGAATATATGCATTAAGCCAGTGCCGTCACCATCAATAAATAGACGATAAGCTTGCTCCTGGTTGTAAGCTGTAATCAAATGATTTTGGTCACGAGTAAAAGAATAATAATCAGCCATTCGGAAATGTCCAGCAGTTGTCTTACCACTCCGGGGAGTACCCTCGTTCACATCCAATGTAACGTTAAATGGTCTGAATATCGTATCAAGTTGTTTAGGCGAGAAAATGATTTCCTTACTCATTGTTCTCACGGTCCTTCATCATCTGTTCATACTTCTTACGCCCTTCAACCAAGGCATCCAACAAGCCAGTATCTTTCTTATTACCTTTGAGAAGCTTGGTGCGCTCTTCAATGAATTCTGTTTCTTTCTTGGTTTTCTCAATGCCAAGTCTCATTTGTTCAAGCTTCAGTCGTCTTTCATCATTAACGGAAGCCATTTCATCAAATTGCTTTATCAAACCTCTCAGCTCGCTCATTGCCCTGGACTGTGCATTTAGGAAAGTAGCATGCTTGTCCCATGCAAATTGAATTTCCCATTGGCGTTCATCACCAAACATTCCAGGCTTTTCTTTACTCAGAACTCTGGTTAGATCATCACGGTCTTCGACAAACATGATTTTCTGAGCTCTTATGATAGCTGTGTATTGAATCATGATTTGGTCCCATATCATGTCTACAGGTGAACGTTCTTGGATCTGCTCCATAATCTCCAGAGTTTCATCAGGAAGAAATTTAGAGAAGAAACCATGAGTGGTTGCGTTTTGATTTCCTTTAGGTGGACCGTGACCTTGAGCGTTCTTGTTACCAGGTTGTCCGCCCTTCTTTTTTGTGTGCACACTCTTTTCTTTTGTATGCACACCATCACGGGACCACTTATATCGAGTCTTCCATGACTTAACCGTGTTTATCGTGACTCCATACTTTTCGGCAATTTCTTTATATTTCATTCCTTTTTTATAATCCTGGTAAGCTAGATCCTTTTGCTCTGCCACTACATCTCACCCACCTCCGGCAAGCACATCGTTTGTTTTGGAAAATAAAAAAAAGACAACCTCGAAAGGATGTCCTAAAAAATTCATTTAATTGGAAAAGCATTTGTTAATTATTCCTTTCATAAATTAACATGAGGTTATTTCTTTGAAAGGAGTGGCATTAATGGCATTTTTAGAGTTCGTGTTAACCGTCGTCATCTTGCTGCTGATTTATAAACTGCAATAGCTTTTTGTGACAGGAGGACGGTGTCTCCCCCAAGATATCCTGTTCTCCTGTTACCTAATACATTGTATGGCTCACTGAACAAAAAATGATAAACAAAATAAATAAAAGTGCAATTTTTTCTTATATTTCTAATTTTCCTCTTGTACAAATCCATTGTTATCAATGCTTTCAGCGCTTAAACTAAATAAATAAAAATAAAAAAGCACTCAATAATGAGTGCAAAAACTTTTTATTTTTCTTTAGAACATTCTTTGCAAAACCCTGTTAGTGCATCTTCATCCGCATATATCGGTTTTCCGCATTCAGGGCAATAAGATTCAATGTTTTTATTCATCAAAAAATTCTCCTTAATATCCGTATCTATTCTTTAATTCTTCCTGACTTAATTTCTTATAATATTTAATTCGGTTGTTATTAACAGAGAATTCATACTCCTCCATAAAATTAACAGTATCGTTAACTACATAATTACCACCGTTGAATGTATCATACTCCTCTAAATCATGGCCGTTTGATTCAGCTATTTTTTTATACAACTCTTCTTTAAATCCATATTTTTCATATGCTTCTATAATAATTTTTAAGTCTCTTATTTTTAACTCAATTGGATATCCAATATGGTAATTTAAAAGACTTTCGCTATTATCATAAACTGTTCTTGTTGTTTCTATGATTTCCCAACCTTTTTTTAAGTATTGGTCAATTTTATCATCACGTACCACATCAACAATAATATAGTTTTTCACCATTTACACCTCCTCTCGCCTACTTAATTCGGCAAAAGGATATATTTTCCTGCATTCTCTTCAATAATAGTTGGCAAATGTACGTCAATTGCACGTCAAGAAACTAAAATTTTTATTTTATTTTTTGCTCTCTCTACATATTGCTGAATTGTTCTCCTCGATAATCCCAATTCTGTTGCTATTTGTGCATAGCTCATTCCTCTTGTCATATGCAAAAGATAGCATTCTCTTTCTCTTGAAGAGAGCTCAACTAATATATCAACAAGTTTTATTTTATCTTCTTCACTCAAATATTTTTTAGAAGGACAAATATCCAATGCAGGGAATATGTCCATCTCCATTAATGCAGTTCTTTGATAAACGGAACGACGATCGTATCCCCTACGATTCCCAGGCCGCCTCCCTTTGTTCATCCAATCAATTGCATATTTCATATCAGAAATCATTTCGCCAATAATTTTGTCCTCTTCTCTATCGGAGGGAATGTCCAAATTTAGTGCCTCTCTGTATTTTTCTAATTCATTTTTTCCAATGCTATATTCTTTGATGAGATCTTCAACCCAAGTTTTCATCGAATCACCTTCCGGACAAGATTTCTCGGTTTATTCATGATGACCTGGCTTGTTTTTCTGGTATCCGGACAAAATATCCAAAATGACCGTTCATATTCATCGTTCATTTTCTTGGCTTCCCGTTCATCCTCTTCCATACATTTGTTATACTGCTCATGAAATTTCTCAGAAAGTTCTCTTTCAAAAGCTATCTTCCGTTCCTCCATGCTCCGCCCCTCCCTCGCTTCATAGTCGGTTGATTTATTCCCATTAAACTCCTAATATCCGATTCACTTAAATGCTCTGACTTGCGCTTCTGTGGCTTCTGACGACGTTTTTTCTTTGGAGTAGATTCTTGGAGTTGTCGTTTCCACCCCTTTAGCTGTTCTTTTAAGGTTGGATTCATTTTCATCGACCCCCGGTCATAAATAAAAAGGACACCAAACAAGCTTTAAAAGCTTGTCCAGTGTCCCCGGTTGTTCCAGTAGACTTATTTATTCACTTTCTTATTGAAAAAGCAGATATGAAAGGTTTGCCATTTGGACCGTATCTCATAGCTTCTGAAACGTAAGTCATATGCTTATGATGTTCTTCTAACATTTTTACCTTTTCAGGAATGATAACAGTAGTACAAAACATTGGGTCATTTACTGAATCCGCATCTGGATGTTGTTGTTTTAAATAAAATTGTGCAGTCATCGGTAAATCTTCACGTTTACATATTTCAATAATTTTACTCATCAAAGGAGCTATTTCTTCGTCATAAATTTTCTCTTTATCGAACATTTCTCCACATCCTACAACTTATTCGAATAATTCAACTCATAGTGAGACGGCTTACCTGCCTGCCATGAGATAATCTGCTTACCAAAACCTTTTGGCGGGGTATCAACAATCGTGAGAACTCCATCTTTTACGATATACGTTGCATTTTTCATTAAATCGATTTGTGCTGTTATTTTATCTGCCAACTTGACCCCTCCCGATGATATAATAATCTTGTCGAGATTTTACGCCGGGAGAGGATCCTGGCTTTTTTATTTAGAGCTTCTTCCCCTTTTCCACTCAAAGTTGGGAGTATGCCTTTTCTTCCCATTCTTCATGACTTGCTTAATCGGATATTTTTTCAAATAATCTGCATGTTCCTCAGGTGTCATCTGCCACTTAGTAACCTTTCCGACCACCAGCATACCTCCAATAAAGTTTGTTGCGACTAACCAGTTCTCTAAACCAATTGTGGTCATCCGTTTTGGCTGCTAATTTAATTAAAGGGGTTAAATCGATAACAAGATCATTTCCAATCCATAAAGGCTCTTTCTTTTCCATGAAATTTACCTCCTTAAGTGTCTTTCAGGTCAAATCTATATCACTTAAAATTAGGATTATTTTGTATTTTCAGTGACTCACCTGTTAAAAGGATAATTAAGTTGATAATATTTACATAGGCAGTGCTCCCACTCTGCACCCCTTAGTCGTGTGCCTTTCCCGGACCAGGTGACTGAGGGGATTTATTTATGTCTTAAGTCCTCTCAAACTTTCATCACTGAATTTAATGAGTATTTCGTATTTTCAGTGACAGCTATATTAAAATATTAATTATATTGTTAAGCTTATTAAGCATACGCTCCTAACCCCCTTAGTCTTGCACCTTTCCCGAACCATGTGCTAAGGGGATTTTTTATTGAGCAATTGCCGGCTTATATCGATTATGCTTTACACAGTATTCGGGTAAGTTCGCTCTCACCAGAGCATCGGCAAACGGTGGAGGAACAGCATTACCGCATCTTGCAACTTGCTCAGTTTTCGGATATGGCTTTCCAGTGTAGTCCTTGTCTATGATGTAATTACGTGGAAACCCTTGAGCAGGATACAACTCTTGTGGTTGCAACATTCTCATGCCAATATCTATGATTCTGTAATCCTGACCTCTAACCGTCACTAGGCCAAATCTGTCACGAGTAGTAATCGTATGCAAAGGCTCTCGCAATCTTTGGCCAACGTCACTTCCGTAATATTTCAGTAAGAAAGCAGATACTAAGCTAGCTTTATTTACTGTCGTAATTGCATTTAAAGGTTGGTCTATTCTGTGTCCAATTGATGTTTTGTAATGCTGAGCAATGAATGTTGTTACTAAAGCGTTATGGTCCTTCATGGTAATCGTACCTAGTGGATTCCTTAAATCGCTACCTGGACCGCTATAATTTCCGCCATAATGTTTAGCAATAAAGGCTGTCACTAATCCGAATCTATTCGCTGTTGGTATTGTATAAATCGGTTCTCTTAATGACTGTCCACGAACTTCATCTGGATTGGTTTCTGTATAATATTGAGTTAGAAACGATGCTGCATTTTTATCTGACAGAATATACGGGTTATGATCATCGATGATAAATTTTTGAATCCCTCGAGCAATCCTTCGTAACGTATTCTCAGCCAATGGCTTTTTTCGCTCAAATATTGACGGTGTTCCAATCGACCAATCTATTATTTCACTTGCAGTTCTCCACGGTTTTAATCTCCCAGCTTGCACTTCCAAACTATTCTGGTCACCATGTGTTGGCTGTGGCCATACAATTTGTTTTCCGTCGCATCTGGCAACCATAAAGAATCTTTTTCGGATAGTTGGAGCTCCATAATCGCAAGCTCGAAGCTCTTTAAATTGCACATCGTAACCTAATGATTCTAAGGCTTTCACAAACGAGTGAAATGTTTTACCCTTCTGAGATTCATCTGGATAACCGTCTTTTAATGGTCCCCAGGTCTTAAACTCTTCTACATTTTCTAACATTATGACTCGAGGCTTAACGGCTATCGCCCATTTAACAGCAATCCAAGCAAGTCCACGGACGTTTTTATCTACCGGCTTACCACCTTTTGCCTTGCTGAAATGTTTGCAGTCAGGAGAAAACCATGCAAGTCCAACCTTACGACCTTTGCAGGCTTTTACTGGATCCACATCCCAAACTGATTCGCAATAATGCTCAGTGTCAGGATGATTAGCTTTATGCATGGCGATTGCTGCTGGGTCATGATTGATGGCAATATCTACTGAGAGCCCAGTTGCCATTTCAATCCCCGTACTTGCACCTCCACCGCCCGCGAAATTGTCAACCACGATTTCCCTAAATAAATCTAGCTGCACTTAATCAACCCCTAATCCTCGGTATCTCTGCCCCACCAAGTTGTTTGCAATCCATTCCCAGTCGGCACGAGCATTTTTTATAAAGGCGGCACCTGGTTAAACAGCACATCAACCTATCTTCTTTTTTTACCCAAGCTGGGCGATCGTCTGCGATTACTATGGTTTGCATTGGATTTCACAGCCTTTCGTTCCAGTTTCTTTAGTTTTTCGGTCTCAATGAATCCCCAGTTATCGTCGTATGTAAGCATGACTAGTTTGTGAGGATACTTGAATTCAAATAGCTTTCTCTTAATCTTGAAAACATCTGTCTCCATACCTTTTACATCAACCACTTGAATGGATCCGTCCAAGTTATGAATTTCAAAGTCTGCTACGTACTCAATCTTACGGAAATGCTGTCCACCTTTATCGAATGCCTCAAGGAGCAAATATCTCGGTTGCGTGCGGAAGAAAAGAATTTGCTTATGCTCCTGCAGCCATTTCAATTGCTCGTAGTACTTTGCCTCGGCAATGCTATCAAACTTGATTCCGTCCCGAACCACTTTCTTGTTGCCGTATTTACTGCCAGCCATTAGGAAATTTTGTGCCTTTCTGAGTAACATTTACTGCAAGGGCCTTTTACAAAAAATCCGTTAGGATTATGGCAATCCGGACAAATCTCAGATAACGTTGACCATTTTTCTCGGCATCTTGGGCACTCAAGGTGGACAGTACGCTTGCTATGCTTGACGACATTTCCAGTGTTTTTACATCTAGGACAATTGGTAACAGGCTTAACGTTGCTCATTTTCTTTCAACTCCATTTTTAATTGATTTTCATCGGCATTATCCTTTAATTTTTCAAGCTTCCGTTCGCATACAGGACCTATTCCTTTGGCTATGCTCTTATTGCTTTTTAGTGGTCGGTTGCAAAGGGGGCAGTTCATGATCAACCTCCGAGATTAGGAAAAATACATTCCCATTCATAATCCTTAAATTGGATTTCTTTGTTTGTAATAATTTCGCCACTGTGTATTTCAACTTCTTGGTTAAACTCCATTCCCCGTTCAAAAACGTATATTTTGAAATCAATATCATATTGTTTAGATAATTTGGCGAATGGCTCAGGATCTACACCCCAAGCTTGCTTAAATGAATCTATTACGAGAATTTCCTCGTGTTTATCATCAAACCACCAATCAATACCACTTTCGATAAAAGCTCTGCGAGTTCCAGCAATATGAAATCCGTTAGGAGATTTCATTTCAAATTTCCATTCATCTTCCTTAATTTCAGATTTTGGTTGTTCAACTTCTTGACCTAATAAACTTCTAATCGAGTCACCAGCGCTGAATATTGGTGATAATGCTTCTGTTAGAAACTTTTTAATATTTTCCCTTGTGCCTCTGATTTTTAAAGTACCTTCAGCCCAATTTGGCATTAATACCCACTCTCCAATCTTTACGATTAATTTTTAACCGTTCCTAAGTTTTTTAAGGTTTTCTTCAAGTAGTTTTTTTCGTGCTTCAAAATCAATTTTTTGTTGTTCTGTGATTTCAGGGTTCCTTTCCTCTTTAGGCTTATCAAACCAATCAGGCAGCATTTCTGTTCTTACTGGCTTTTTGGCATATCCTTTGCGAGTGTTATTGTTTTTCTGTTTATTGAATTTTTCTTGCTCAAAAGCTCTTACTCTATCAAGAGAGTCAAGGTTGTTGTTCGCCCATTCTTTTAAGAGGTACTCGACAAAGCCGAAATAACGTTTATTCTTGTTATCCGCAGTTGTGATAGCCTCAATAACAATTTCCGATTTCCCTTTAAAATCATCCACCCATTGATAAAGAGAGTGCGACTGATTATGGGACAATCGGCAAAGTGTTTGTTCGAAAAAAGCAATGGGATTTGGAATTTCCGTAGTAGTAGTAATATCTTCTTTAATTCTTAAGTTCTTTAATTCTTGATATTGTTCTCCATTAGTTCTCACTTCGTTCTCTATTAGTTCTCCATTAGTTCTCACTTCTTCAATTTGGGTGTTCTCACTTCTTTTTTTATCATCGTCAAAATGTTGATATTTAGCGTAATTAACGATGGTAAAGAGTGTTCCTAGTTCCGTTTCCTGAACGTTCACCCTTTCGGACTCAATTAACTTATCAACGCATTTCTTAATTGTGTTAAGTGAGTACTTTTTGAAGCCTCTTCCCTCTTTATAAGCAAGATCATCGACAAGTTTTCTATATGAACGAACGTATTGACCTTTGTTTAGAACAATCCCTTTATGCTTGACTCCATCTTGATGACTGGCTTTCCCAATTAAGTAAATAAACAATCGAAAGGTGGTAACATCATTCCAGATGTCAGAATCGAATATTTCCCTATGAAGTTTTATCCATCCGGACATGTATACCACCCTTTCGCATGTTATGGCACATAAACCAATTTTCCTGTAAGCGCCTGAATCTCTTGTTTAAATAGCTTCGCATTACTGTTGCTATCGCTAAGATGTAGCAACCAGATTTGTTGAACGTGTTTAAGGTCATTCGCCTTTAAGAAATCCTTAACGTTCTCTAAACTGAAATGGGACTTCATGAGGCGACTTTTTAAAACTCGTGGTACGGATCCACTTGCAATATTTTTATTAAGTATATCCATCGAATAATTGCATTCGACCATGATATGAGTTAAGCCGGTAAATCGATATTTGATGTAATAGGTATCTGTGGCGAATATGAGTTTTTCGCCAGATTGATTGACTAGAAGGAACCCTAACGGCTCTGAAACGTCATGCTGCACATCAAAAGGGAGTATGGTCCAAGTACCCAACTGAAACTGCTCTTTTGCCTTCACACGCTTTATTCTGTGATTAATAATGCCTAAACTCTCGGCCGTTCCTTTGGAGCAATACACGTCAATTCCAGCCCTTAGAACGTCCCTTACGGCTTTGCTATGGTCACCATGCTCGTGAGTGACTAAGCACCCGGCAACCTCTGACATTCGAAAATTAAATCCCTTTTGAATTTCCCTGTAATTTATCCCGCATTCCAGGAGGATGGGTGTTATCCCATCCGTAACCCTGTAGCAGTTACCCTTACTACTGGAAGCGAGGGCAGTTATCTCAATCATTAAAACCCGGGACCGCCAGTTCCTGTTGGAGCAAATTCCATTTGTTGTTGCTTAATCTCCGCATATTCAGGTGGAGTATTTTCAATTTGTTTAGGCTCTTCCTTAACCTCATACTCAACGTCAATGACATCTTTATTGGCATTTTGATTAATTTCTTCGGCTAGTTCTGCTTCAGCCGCAATATCATCGGCACGGTTTATATGATTCATTACTAAACTGGAATCATCAGATGAGTTAAGGAACTTCTTGCAAGCACGGTTAATGACCGTCTTTTTGGCCATTTCCTGCTTAAATTCATCATGTGTGGATCCTTTTTGTTCTTGAGTCTGCTCTTTCCCCCAAGTTTGCGATTTGCTCCAAGCTTTTCTAATTTCGTCTATGGTCATTAATTCGTGATAGACCGTATCATCAGTCATAACAATCGTTGCATAAGCTCCTAAAATTTTATCTTTGTTGATGTTACCGAATTTTTGTTTATGGGAAAGATTCGTGATCCGGCCGTTAACCATTTCATAATCGACCTCATCACCTTCATAAATAACGGCTGCGTCAATGCTCTTAGCACCGGTAACTCTTTTAGTAACTGACATTGTTCCGAAATATGAACGTTGGAATACTAATTGTTTTCCGTATACCAAGAAATACCCTTGTTTCTTTGCTGGGTTTAAACCTTGCACAACCATATCTAATAGTGAATTCGCAATGCTGTCCTTCGTGCAAACTTCCAATGCCGGGCGATATCCATCATTTTTACCTGATTTAGTTGCTTGAAGGATTAGCCAAGCTGATTTCATTGCATTGTCAGGCGAGTAGTTCGCGGGGAAATGTAATTCCCCGCGCTCTTGAAATTCACGAACCTTTGCAGCTACAACATCGACCGTATCCTTTTTGACCATTGCTAATTGATTTTTATCGTTTGCCATATTTAGATAGCCTCCTTCATTTCAACCAAATCCACTTCAACCCTTAACTGCTTGTCTGCTTCTGAAACCACCAGGCTAATTACCTGTGTATCAATATCGATTAGCTTAGTTACAGCCTCGGCATTATCAACAAAAATTGGTGCCTTTAATCCAAAGTGATCGGACAGAGTTTGAATAATATCTAATCCGACATTGATTCGAGCTGCATTGTTTAAACCGCTGGAGTATGGTACTCCGAGATATGTCGTTTCACAAACCTCTTGTAAGCCACCATTAATCTGAGTTTCGAAAAGATTGAACCTTGCATATCTAAACTTGCTATTAATCTTTTGTTCTAGCATGTTGACTTTTTCGCGAATAAATTCTTCTGTTAAGTAAAGCTCGAGTTCCAAATCCTCAAATTCCTTAGCGAGTTCTTTTTGTTGCTGCTCAAGCTCGGCAATACGTTTAATTGAGTGGTCAACCGATGCAAACTTACCTAAATCAGATTGAAGTGAGTCTCGATTAGATTTAAGTTGAATAATCTCAGATTGAACAGATTGTATTGCCTCGTCTGCAGATGATCTTAGTTCGAATATCTCATTATTTAATTTCTGCTTTTCTTGCAATTTAGCGACATAGGCAGGATTTTCTGTTATGTCGACTAGGTTACTTTCCAGTAAGGCAAGTTGTTCCTGCAGTCGATCAATTGAAGCTTCTTTCGCTTCGATTTGAGTTTTCAATTTGTCGTATTCATTCAAAAGCTTTTCATTATCAGCTACAAAAGTGTTTTTACGTTCGCCATTTTGCTTTCCTTTTGTAGTGATTTCCTCAAGTTTTTTTGATTTCTTTAAATTAAACTGAGACAAAGCCTTTTCTTTAGCAGCAGTCACTTGGTCATCCGGAAGAGCTTGTCCGCAAGTTGGACACTCACAAGCATCAGTATGCTTAAATTCTTGACCATTGATTTCATGCCATTCCTGGCGCAAATGAATCAAATCAGTTTCAAACTGTTTAATATATTGGTTATTGTGCCTTGCCTGCTGTTTATTTTGTTCAAGCTTGGATTTTAACAAGGAAACGTTAGACTGTTCCTCTTGGATCTTCGCTTTTAATCGATAAACCTGGTCTTTAGAATCAGATTCATGTTCGCGCTTGATGTTTACTAGAGCTAGCTCGATTTCTTGAATCTCTTTTTGTTTTTCTGTAACTGCTCCGCCATTTTTAATAGTGATGATTTGGTGCATTTTATCGTCGATTTCAGTGTTTATTTTGGTGATTTCGCATTCTAACTGTTCCTTATCAAGACCATCCATCTGAGGCAAACTACGTTGAATTTCATCGATGCGAACCGGAATCATGTCCAATTCTTCATTGATTTTTTTTCGTCGATCAGCAATGATTTTTCTATGCTGTTCAATTGTCTTACCTCGAAGTATCGCTGGTAAATTTGAAAGAGAAGGATTACTCGCAATCACCTCATCGTCCGAAATATCTCCGCAAATTTCTAATAACGTTTTCCTACGGTCCTGCCACTTCACTTGCTCATTAAAGTAAGTTGGCGATGTAAGCAGTTTGAAAATATCCTCTTTCACAATGGAGTCAACTTGCTTTTTATAATCCTTTAATGGTGCTGGTACTCCATCGATATAGTAATCGGTCGTGTGCCCGGTAAACTCGGCCGTTGCGGATCCACGCTTTCTAGTCCATTTTTCTTTATAGATTTTTTTCAGTGATAATTGCTGGCCATTAATTAAGAAAATTCCCTCAACCTCATGCTCAAGGTTATGAATTTCGTTGCCAGCTGCATCTAACGTTTTGATTGCAAATTCCTTCTTGTTTTGGCTGTCCTTATCGAAGAGCAACCATGTAAATGCATCAGGAACCGTAGTCTTTCCAGTACCGTTATCACCAAAAACTTTTGCGTTTTCACCGCGAGTATCAAGCAAAAACTCACGAATTCCTTTGAAATTTTTTAACGACAGGCTAAGAAGCCTTAACTGTTTTACCACGTGTATTTTCCTCCTTCAAATCCATATTGAGTGATTCATAAACATCAACTAAATCTTCAAACAAACGACTTCCAGATAATGAAGGTGCATGTTTTTCTAGAAGCTTGTACATACCATTAAGGACTTGGTTACCTGGCTCATATACCGGGCCATTCTTTGTCTCGAACGACATTGTCTTGTCCTCCTGTTTTAAGCTGTGATAAAATAAAGGCAACTACATTTCTAAGCGACTGACTCGTGCTGCTAACACGGGTCTTTTATTTTTGTGATAACCATTCCCCCTTCTCCGACATCACGGATCCATTCATCCTCTAAGCAATTCGGACAACAAATATCAGATTGATTTTCAAAAGCTTGTTCAATTGCAAATGTCAAGACACAATGTTCGCATTCATAAACATGAAACAATTGATTAGCTGTCACAGTAGACCTCCTCTCTATGTAAATGAATAACCAATGCAAGTGATTCATTTGCACCGTCACGATCCTGAGGTAGGGGTTCATAATTTAGGGGAGGGAAACCCCAGGACCATGACGGCAAAAACGAATTTGCCGTATCATCGTAATGATGATAAAATGTATTTATCGTTGATTCTGTGCAGTAAGCTAAGTCCGATTAGCTTGCTGCTTTTTCTTTTGTAAGAAAGAATCCTTTGATTGCTTCCTCTTGTCTTGCTAATAGTTCTTTTTGCTCTCTGGCTTCTTGGCAAAGCCTCCGAACCTCTCCTGCTTTCAACAATGCGCTTGCGCTTAGAATGAAACTCATCTGTTTTCCTCCTGTTCAATAATTTCAAATTCATCAAATGGGAATGTTTCTTGAATTTGTTTCAATGATCTGTTTGCTGATTCCAACGAAAAATATGTTTCTTCCTCACCGACTTTTCCGATTTCGCACGATTCAAATTTCATTCCACTTTTACCCCTGATTACACATAGGCCCATCTGATACCCTCCCATCTATCCCAAATATCGTTTTACCAACGATGGATACTTTATCTCAATCTGCTCGTGCATGAGTTTCTTATAGAGCATTAACCGATCGTGACGATATGTGTACTTAGCATGAAGTTTCTTTGATGGATGAATATCCGTGATTTCCCTAACTTTTCGAAGGTAATAAGCAATACGGTGAGTCACATCTTTTTTCATTTTTTAATCAACCTCCTCTGGATCAACTTAACCTTGTGCTGTGTCCAAATCTTTGCCCATGATACACCGTACTCACAGCAAACAACTGCCACATAATGGTTAAGCGCGGTAATGGCATCGATGCATTCATGTAATGACTTTTCGATAACCTCTTTTTCGTAAACTTCAACGCACTTTGGATTTACAGATAATTTTTTTGAAGCAGCCAGTATTGAATCCATAGCCTCTTCCAACTCTTCCTGAGTCTTCAATAAAACTGATGTCCTATGAAGGTCGGCTGCTTCACCATCCAATTTGACTATCCCCCAACTTGTGTACTCAGCTGCGGCTTCCATGGCTACCCATGGATTATTGTGTTTTTCAGCAAAATATCTCCCTAATTCAGGTTGTACTTGATAACGACCATTTTCTTGATGTGATATTGATTCTCTGCTGCCGTAGTAGTCATCAAAGGTCATTTCTAGCTGAGTCATGCCTGCTTGATTTCTAGCAAATTTAGCAGACTCAGCTGCTCTACCTATCGGCATTTTCTTAAACCTCCCTTCTACCGAAAATATTGTCGTAATTTGGTAATCTAGAAGTGTGATTATGAAACTTTTCTAGGTACCCAATTTTCTATGTAGCGAAGAGCCGATTGAAGCTCTTTGCGTTTAACGTCTTTGTAAGAAGCAACACCAAAACGGTCTTTGATTTCTCGATGTAATTCTCTAAATAAGTTAGGTCTTTGCATTGGATCTGAACAAAGCTCATAGACCTTTGAGGCAATTCCTTTTTGTAGCCTGCGCTGTTCACCGCTGGTTAAAGTGATTTGTTCCTCTACTTTGTAATCAATTTCAGTTACAAGCTTGCGGATTTCGTGTTGCTCTTCCTTTAGCGCCTGAGTATCTTCTACTAGGTCGGCCGTTGTTCTAAGCACAGTGACAAGCGCCTGGTCTTTTGACAGAGGAACAACATTATCCTTGATGGTGTAGTATTCATCGACTAGCATTTCGTAAGCTTCCCATGCTTTGTCAGTGTTAAGTGATTTAGCATGGAGCCATGCGCCTTTTTCAGTCCAAAGATAAAGAATGGAAGCAAATTTTAGGCTGTCGTCAAATTGACGTGACCCTTTTAGCTCTCTTAATTCTTCACCGGTTAAAGCTAAAAAGTGCTTACCTTGAACATATCTATCAGAATTGCGTTGGAAGTTACGATTGATGATTTTTGGATCAGAACCATATGCTTCAGCTAATTGATTAGTGGTTAAAACTCGCATTCCATTCTGGATAATTGGTTTTAGGTAATTCATTACATGGCCTCCTGACAGCTATTTTCCTCCTGAGTTTTCATCCAGGAATCAATGGTAATCTTAGAAAACAAAATCCTTCGGCGTAATCGGAAATGTGGAATCTGCTTTTGACGGACCATCGTATAAATCGTGTCTTGGTGTACACCGAGATAATCAGCTATTTCTTGAACCGTTAGAGTATTGCGTTCCAACAATTGACACCTCCTTAGGCTGTGTTAATATTAGTTCTCATTTTGTGAACATTTTCCTCAAAAAAAAGCGAATTTATATCTACACCTAAAACATTAGCTACAAGAGGTAATTTGTCAGCACTTAATCCTTTCTTACCAGATTCAATCTCGCTAATTATTGAAGGGTGCTTGTAACCGAGTTTTTTAGCAAAATCAATTTGTGTTAGTCCATTTTTCAACCTTAATGTTTTGATTCGAGACCCTAGATCCTCTTTCATGTAATCACCACCTTGATTCTCGTTTTGTGAACTTTGTACCTTGATTATATATTCTCGTTTCGAGAATGTAAAGTATAAAATTCTCTTTTTGTGAAGTTTTTTTCTCGAATAGAGAAACTATGATAAGATTAACTTACATGATTAGGAAGTAGGTTATGAAAATGAACTTTGGTGATAGATTAAGAATGTTACGAGATAAATCAGGTCTCACCCAAAAATTTGTTGCTGAAAAAATTGGAGTAAAGAACAACACTTTATCTAGTTATGAATCCAGCAAAAGACAACCAGACTACGATACATTAAAAAAATTGGCTGATTTATATGAAGTGAAAATAGATTACATAATTACTGGTAATGAAAACGGAAACTCAAGTGATGAAATGTGGAAAGAGCTACTCAATCCTGAAAAACAAATTTTCTTTAAAGGCTTAATGGAAGCTCCAGAAGAAAAAATACAGGAAATGATTAAATTTTGGGAGTTCATTAACGAAAGAGATAAAAATAAATAGGGGGAAACAAGGTGAAAGTCCTACGTTGGATATTACTAATTTTCGTTTGGTCACTATTATTATCATCTTTAGTTATTACACCATTGGCATGGATTGGATTTATTATTGTTTTATTTGGACTATACCAAAGAAGGCAAGCAAAATTAGGACTACCATTAATAGGTAATGGTATTTTCAAGAAACATAGATGGCTTATTATTGCCGGATTTTTATTCAGTGTTATTATGGCCATGGTATTTGTCGAACCTGTTGAAGAAACTGCAAAAGATATAGATAAGCCTAAACAAGAACAAAAAGTAAAGAGCGAAACCAAAGAAGAGAAACAAGCAGCAGCTGCAAAAAAGAAGGCTGATGAAGAGAAGAAAGCCAAAGAACAAGCTGAAAAAGAGGAACAAGAAAAGCAAGAAGCTGCTAAGAAACAAGAAGAAGCTCTTGCTAGTAATTTAGGTTTAGTGGCTGTCACAGTAAGTAGAGTAGTAGATGGTGATACTATTGAGCTATCAGATGGTAGCAAAGTAAGGCTGATTGGTGTTAATACTCCTGAATCAACTACTCGTCACGAGGAATACGGCAAAGAAGCCAGTAATTATACATCGACTAAGTTAACCGGAAAAAAAGTATGGCTTCAAAAAGATGTTTCAGAGACTGATCGTTATGGAAGGTTGCTAAGAGTTGTTTGGCTGGCAATCCCATCAAATGTCATGGATGAAAACGAGATACGAACAAAAATGTTTAATGCTGATTTAGTTCTTAATGGATATGCCGAACCTTCAACCTATCAACCTGATGTAAAATACAGTGATTATTTCGTTAAGTTTGCAAGAGAAGCACGAGATAAGAACACTGGATTGTGGGCATATGGTGATAATGGAACAACAAAAGGTGACTTAGATTCTGTAGAAACTTCTACGCCACCAACGAATAATCCACCTGCAACTACACCTCCTTCAACAGGAGGAACAGAGTCTTATCAAAATTGTACAGAATTAAGGAAAGTTTATCCCGATGGTGTACCATCTACCCACCCTGCATATGAGCCTAAGCATGACCGCGACAAAGATAATTGGGCGTGCGAGAGATAATATAAAAAGATATTCCCTGTTTTTTAACAGGGTTATCTTTTCGGCGCTAAACCGAACATACATTCGTTTTGGAGGTATATTATGAAATACCAGACATCATTGCTTGAGGATTGGATAAAGGATTTTTATATTAATCTGGAAATAAACGAACCTCATCAACTCGATTTATTAGACATTGCATATCGAATGGGTTTGAATGTTATATTTAAAGACATTTCCAGCAGATTTTACGATAAGGAAGTTATCATCGATGAAAGGTTAAGTAAACCTGAACAATGGCAAGAATTTGGTCATGAATTGTGTCACGCTCTACGCCACAATGGGAATCAGTTAGTAATGGACAAAAGTTTCATAGAGCTTCAAGAGTACCAGGCTAACAATTTCATGCACCATTTTTGCGTTCCTACTTTTATGCTACAAAAGATAAAATTTCCTAGATTCAGATCTCGAGCAATATGCCTAATTGCATCTACCTTTGGTGTTACCTTCCCATTTGCTAATAAACGCCTTGAGATGTATGAAAATAGGGTTAATGGAGTGTTATTCCACCATGAATATGTTAATTCTCTTGATAATGTACCATCTATTCACGAAGAGCCATGTATCATCAATCTGGATTACGAACTAATTCCAAAATGAAAGGAGTGATTACATGGCAAGCGTTGAGGATCGCAAAAATGGCAGCTACCGATTAACTGTTATACTTGGATATGATGAAAAAGGTGTTCCAATTAGAGAGAGGAAAACTGTAAAGGCTAAGAATAAAACAGAAGCTAAGAAAATGCTGACCATTTTCGAGGCTGAAATACTTAAGGGGAAATATATTAAAGTTAATAAACTTGCTACACTTAGAGATTTTTACAAAGATTGGCTTGAAAAATATGCTCAAGAAGAATACTCCCCTAAAACATTACAAAATTATATTAACGATTTAAACACGAGAGTCCTTCCTGTTCTAGGTCACATGAAACTAGCTGAAATCGAACCAATCCACGTTGTAAATTTTATGAACAAGATTAAAAAGGATGGGCAAAGGTTAGATGGTAAACCTGGTAAACTAGCAAGCTCTACAATTAGAAATATTTTTAATGCGTTAAATAGTGTTCTTTCTTGTGCTGTTGAATGGAGATATATTAGTGAGAATCCCGCCACACCAGCAAAGCCGAAAAAGCCAACCCATAAAAAATCAGAAGTATATACAAAACAAGAAGTTGATCATCTAATTGAAATTCTTGCTGGTTGTGAGTTTCGATGGATGACACTTATTCTTTTGGCATTATCAACAGGAGCCCGCGAAGGTGAAATTGCAGCTCTTGAATTTAAACATATCGATTTTGATAATTGCAAAATTAAAATTGAACAATCAATCACACCAGTAAAAGGAAAAGGCCTTAAGGTGAAGTCAACGAAAAACGGGAAAGAGCGTACCGTTTCAGTACCTAAGCCGTTAATTGAAATGCTAGATAAGTTGCACACTGAACGAAAAAAAGAAAAATTGAAGGCCGGTGACAAAAAAGTTTGGGAAGATCACTTTTTCGTATTTGCTAACGAGTTTGGAAAACCACTCCGTCCAGATTCCATCTACCAGTGGTGGAGCCGCTTAACAACAAAGTATAAAATGAAACATATTCGTTTTCACGAGCTTCGTCATACCTCAGCAACCCTTCTCATAAATGAAGGTGTTCATGCAAAAGTAATTTCGGAACGTTTAGGACATGGAGACATTTCCACGACGATGAATATTTATGGACATGTACTACAAGAAGCTGACGAGACAGCAGCAAACCATTTTGATTCTTTGTTTAAAAAGAAAGCTTAGTGATGGTATCGACCCCCTTGGGGTTAAATTGGGGTCGAAACTATTCATTAGGGGTCGATAACCATCATAATTAATCCGAATAACCTAAGTGAAAAAGCCAATAAATCAACATCATTCATATTTATCCAAAAGCATTCGGAAATAGAACACCAGTTTCCTAAACTGTAGGTCGGAGGTTCGAATCCTCTCTGGGACGTAAATCAATAAAGGGCCGAAGCGTTGATATATCAATGTTTTAGCTCTTTTTATTATAGAAACAAACGTTCTGAAATCGTACTTTAGTTTTAGATTGGGGTCGCTTTGGGGTCGGTTTTTATTTTTTGCCGAAAATTCATTGCGATTTTATGGTTAAATCATCCCTAAATAGCACTTCCTATTTCTTTTAAAACATTCAGCAACATCGGCATAATCTGCATAAGCACATACCCTAACCCAGCATTTTGAATTCCACTCCAAGCGCGTTCACTTTTTCCAAACATGAAGAAGAAACAAGAGCCAACGATAATTACTGAACATACTGGGAAACTTAATGCTACCATAAGCTCGACAAGTGGATCTAAGGCATGAGCAATCGTTTCGAGTGTCTTGGCACCGATATATTGAGTAGCGCTTGCTGGAATTGCTTCAGGTGCTGCTGCAAGTGCAGTAGTAGATCCAATGAACGCACCGATTGGTGAACCAAAGACAAGAGGTAGCGATAAACCTGCTCCAATCTTCCCTATTTTTTCAAAAGTATCTTGGACTTTTTTTGATTTTGCACCTTTCGACACTTTTTCATTTAGCTTATACTCACCAGACATAAACTCGCTTATAGACATAGTACATGCACTCATTATCGAATCTCCTCCCAAAGATATATTTTTACCTTAAGGCCCTCGCATAACTGCTCGATTTTTTTCTTTCGAAATTGCGTAGTAGTTACCCACACAAGCGAAAACTGTGGATTAAATGTTGATAACTCTTTGTATCTAATAATTTTAGATGCATTTTTATGCATTGATTGTTTATAGTCTATTTCGACAAAGTGATGGATTTTGTTAAAGATGTAAACGGCGTCTGCTATGAGTGACAATTTAGAATTGGGGATAGTGATTTTTACTTCGTTTTTCCAACTGGATGGTCTCCCTTTTGTAATATAGAGGTCATTCCTCATTAAGTAATGATTGATCATGGCTGTTTTCTTTCGGATTTTTTCTGCCTGGACTCGTTCCCTCCCAGCTGCGTTAAGATAATATACTTTTCGCCTTTCATCGGTAAAAAATGATAAATATTCATACATATTGCTGAGAATCCTCTGTGCATTACGAGTCTGGCCAAGATTATGCATCTTTTGAATCTGCTCCCGGGATAAGTAGTCACATCTCCTTAAACTCAAAAGAATTGCTTCCTCCCTTTTCTCCCTGTTCATGGTGCTCCTCCTTCTTCTTAATGATGATAAAAGGCTTTATACACCTATCAATTTCTTTGTTATTGATGTATGGTGTTTGGACAACCTGACTTTTCACGTTTTTATAGATTCCCCTTCCAGGTATTAACGGAAGTGTCTCTGCGCCAGTTTGCCCCAGAGCTGTTTGTGAAGCTGTGGCATCATCTAATACAAAGCACAATCTTGAGGGTATATTTCTCTTTGTCTGCTGCGGGATGGATTGGCTTGAAGGGTACTGGGTCGCATAAATGAGGTAGTAACCAGCCGACCTTCCGCGTCGTGCAATGTCTGTGACAAGCTCCATACACGTAGAATCATCTGCAATATCTGCAGCTTCATCGATAATGATAAAATGGCGTTCTTTTATTCCTGCTTCTTTTATATCTTCAAAGCCATCATCCACTACTGCGGTAAATGTCTTTTCCATATTTACCTGGATTTCCCTTAATATTTCCTTAGCCTCTTTTGGATCCCTTGTAAAATGTTCAGTTTGCTTTAAATCTTTGAACCTTTGAAAAGCCGATCCACCTTTTAAGTCGATTAAATGCAATTTTAAAAACTCCGGTTGTTGCAAGATAAGCGAAATAATAATTAACTTCAAAATGGCACTTTTCCCATAACCGGTAGCGCCAGCAATAATCAAATGCTTGTGCTCGTCAAAATCATGCCTAACAATTCCTTTTCTTATGTTTCCCACTGGCACTGACCAGGTGTTGTGTTTTAGGTAGCCGGAATCAAAATTGTATTTGTCCTTCATGGCTTCTTTATATACTTGTATTTTCAACATACCATCAAACTCAATTTCAATTTCCTTTCGACTAACTTTCTTGGAAGTTAAGATATTTCTAATCTGTTTTAATGCTGATCTATCCCATTTAATCCTTAATATGGCCTTAGGATTGAATTCAAACAGTTTATGCCTAACGTTCAGGCCGTCTTCTAAGATGTACTGCTTTGCTTCTAAATCCTTTCGGTCAAACCCTAACGGGACCTGAAAGATATACTCAATCCCACCTTCAATCTTTCTTTTCCGCTGGATCCTTATCCTTTGGTCTGATTTTTCATTAGACCAACCCACATTCTCAAATATCTTTTGTATTTTTTCAGCATCATTAGAGGCAGTTCCATTTTTCTTCATATAAGCATAACCAGTAACGCCAGCCATCAGTAAAGTGGAGCCAATTTCGAAAAACATTTGCCACCATCCTTTTAGATATTACGTAGTAATAGTTTCACAGAAAACGCATTGTGATAAACAAGGTTAATCCCTTTCGTCTGTAGATACGTGGAGTTACGTGAAGTTATTCATGTAGCGACTTTCAAAACGAATGTTAATGCGAATGTTTTCCTGTATTGATAAATGAATATGTGAGGCTGATTGTCCAATATTCCCGAAAGTTTCATCAGGTTTAAATACGGGATTTTTAGCTAACACTTGTACCAAAAAGTATTGAGGTGAAATTATGTTTGGACTTGGAAAACCTAGAAGCAGATTTGGAAAATGGGTAGATAAAAACGAACTACTCCAAGAGGAAATTGCGAAGAAGGCGAATGTTGGGAATACAACTGTCTCAAACATGTGTAATGACAAAAATTATAGTCCTAGAATTTCTACATGGGTAAAAATTGAAAAGGCTCTAAAGCAATTAGGTTATAATGTAAAAAGAGAGGATTTTTTCGATGTTTAGAGAGAGGATTTTATTAAATGAAATTAAACTTGGCTATCCACCTTAATATCGATGGAAACAGGATAACTAAGCGCGGGGAATTTACCGTTTGGAAAGAAGAGGATATCCCTAAATTGGCCCATGATTGGGTTAGGTACACCAAAAACGAAACAGGCCACCGGAAAACCGAAATAGAAAAGATTGTCTGGAATAACGAACATGATATTACTGACAAAGTAAGGCAACTTGATAATGCGCCTATACCTGATATTGATTTGCCGTTCTAACGAACAAAAGCCCCTCTCACTTGGAGAAGGGCATTTGTTTTTTACTTTTTAAAAATGTCAATAAAGGAATCGAATCCTGCTTGTTTCAGTTTAGCAACTCGATTTTTTGCTTCGTTTCGGTTCTTGAATGATCCTGTTACAACGCGATATAAAACTTCTCCACTAGGAGCTGTGACCGTTGGAGGTGCTGGTGCTGGTTTTGGTACAACTTTTAATTTGCGGCCGTAGGCTTTTGCTACAGCGTGAGCTACATTTTCCCCTGCTTTAGCTAATACCTTATCGTCAAGCAGCTTTTTAATATCGATTGTAGAATCCATAAAACCACCCTCTGACAGTACAGCAGGCATTTTGGTAGCTTTAACAATCCATAGATGTTTGCCATCTTTAACACCCCTATCGCGCAGTCCAAACGCACTCAACATAGCTTGATGGATTAGCTTGCCAATTTCAAGCGATTTGCCACTGCCCCATGTATAGGTTTCTGTTCCAGTGTGAGTTCCCCACTTACTTTGGAAAGCGTTTTGGTGGAATGAAACATACAGGTCAGCGCCCCAAGCGTTAGCTCCACTGGTACGCTTATCTAACGGCACATCGGTAGCGCCTGTTGGGTCATCAAAGCGTTTAACAACTACACCTTCATAAAGCTTCAGCGTGCGCTCGAAAGCTAACCACACTTTATTGTTAAAAGACCACTCCCGTTCTCCGTCTGGTGTGCGTTTTCCTGCTGTGTTAATTCCATGACCAGCGCAGCCGCCAATTTTTAATACGACCATTACTTACCATCCCCTTTTTCTTTTAATACAGCAATAAAGTTTTTAACTGGACCAAGAGGAACGCCTAATTTACCAGCGTTTTCTGTTATGCTAATAAACTCAATGATGATATAGGCAATCGTTACCCCATCACCTAAATGTTGTGTTTGAAAAATTGCTTTTTCGAGTAGATAAACAGCACCAACAATAATCAGAATGTGAACCTTTTTAACAAATCCGATTCTTCCCTTTGAGCTACTTAACCCCTCTCGAGTAGATCCAGCTGAAACCCCAGAGATGAAATCTGCAACCATCAATAGAAGAAGTGTCGGGAATGCCCAGCCCATGGCTCCAACAATAAACGACCAAACTGTCCCTACTGCAGCTCCAAATCCTTTGATAAATGCGACAATATTATTTCCATCCATATATTTGCCTCCTCTAAATTCCAAAATAAAAAGAGCCCTAATTGGACTCTTCTGTAATGGATTGTTTTATTTCGTGAATACAGTGGTTACACATTAAGCGACCACCAATGTTTTTCATCTTTCCATTAGTCCCACATATGGAACATTCTTCATCGATGGTTCTGAGGAAAAGATGTGTATCTGTTGCAAATACCTCAACCTTTGAACCTTTAACTATACCAGCGCCATTTAACATAGCTTCTGGAAGTTTAATAGTTCCATCTTCAAGAACATCAACCAGTAAACCTAAATATTTTTGCGGTCCCAAACTTTTTCACCTCAATCATCTTAATGTATTTTTAGCCAACCAGCTGCGTTATAAAGATATAAGCCTTTTCCTTGAAACCCATTGCCATACCACATTGACCCTTCCCCGGAAACCACAGGAGCTTCGAAAGCATTGAATCGCAGTCCACCGATATCCATCCTTTGAATACTTACATATCCTTGAAGTTCCAAAACTGTGCCATTTGCAATTACTTTGTCTACATATAAACGAGCACTTGAAGAATCAGTTGTTAGTTGTAATTTACTCTGCTGGGCCCCGGTGCTCGAATCTCTTGTAAATAAGGTAACTTTACCATCCTCAACCAGTGTTTCTTTCATGGCATTGCCATTCCGATTGCGAATAACTTGTAAATATTCAGGATTAAGGATTGTCTGCAAATATTCAGCAGATGGGTGTCCATCAAAAATTGTCTTTAACAACACTTGGGCGTTCTCAATATCAACCGACTTTCGAGTATAATAGTAAGGACCTTGGAAGTTATTTTCTGAATGGAATAGAGAACCAATAATCTCTACCCCTTCGATTAGAATTGCTCTCAATGTGCCTGATGTGATTAGATCTGCTACTATCCCCTCTGCCGTCAATGCTGTTTGGAATGTTTGTCCGCCATCTAGACTAACGCCTATGCCGGCACTATTAATAAGTACAATGAAATTTGGATTATCCTTTGAGCGCAAAATGAAACCATTTGCGTATTCAATTTCTGTTTCTGTACTCTGAAGCTTCTTGGTTGTTTGTTGCACAGCTGAATCAAGTGAATTAAAAGGAATTTTCTTTTTTCCTTCTAAAATCCCGGTCACGCTTTTTTGGGTACGACTATACTCAATAAATCGATTAACGAGTTTTGGCTGGTAATTTGATAATGTAGCATTCGTCTGGATTGGGTAAGGATCGCCTTCAGAAAACCATTCTTCTATTTCCATTATCCGCGCTTCCAGGTCTAGATTGTTCATTGGCTCATAAATGATGAATATGTCGTCTCCCTCGTTTGGCACATCGAACGGATACCCGGCTCTCCGCATGTCCACAAAATCAACGGTGATAGATACCTCAGGAACGTCATTTAATTCAGCTTGGAGTCGTTCGTTCAAACCTTCTAAGGTTGTATACTTATCATCCCTTACTGGCTTTGCGTGTTTTCGCTTAAATGGACCTCCATTTGCTTCATCCAGAGGACTGATATACTCAGATTCAACAACATAGGTGCCATCTTCATTTTGTTTTCCGTAACCCTTGATATAAGTGGAAAAATTATTGGTGTTAACCTGTCTATTAATGGTCTTGATATTGTAGTTATACCTTAGTTGAAAATCTGTTTTGTTGCCGATTTTTTCTTTAAAGGTAAAATGCGTGTCTGTCAATGTGAATTCAGCACCATATCTTTTTAAGGCATCCTGAAATAACGCAATACGGTTATCGTCACCAAAATTGTCCCAGTCCTGGGCGTAGAATGTGCCGATTATGTCCCAAGTGTAGCCGGTACCGCCTAATATAAATTCAAGGGCATTTGCGAATGTCATTGAACCAGTATAGGTATCGTATTGATAATCATCGATTAAATCAAATAGAGTACGAATCGCAATAACTTCCTTGACTATCTTATTACCTCGAGGCTTTTCAGACATTTGCTTGATTCGGTATTTATCACCATCAAACTTAATGACTGATTCCTCCTGCACCATTTGAAAGGAGTGTTTATTTTGTCCTGTTGGAAACACGGTAAAAGATAGTATTCTTTCTCCATTTGTATTTCTTTTGCGCTTCAATACCTTGTATCCGGTTAAACCTTCCACATTCCCGTTAATATCTTCGATAATGAGCAAGATTAAAACCTCCTTTTATGCATCAATCCATGTGGACCCATCCACGCATTTTTTAAATTTATTAGCAGTTCCATCAAAATAAAAACCACCTCTAACTGGTGCCGGAGCAATAGAGAGTGGTGGGTATATTTTTACATTTCCTCCGACGCTTCCAACTGAGATAAAGAAACCAGCCTGCCTCGTTGTATTTCCTCCCCAGGTAATTACGATTTCATCGGTTGCAGCATCATAGGTAATATTCGAAATAATCCTTGGTGTATAAGCAGCACTAATAAACGCTCTGCTGATAAGACCAAATAGAATCAATTTATCAGCTTCATTCGCTCTGACAATCTGCACCTCGTAAGTGTCATGGCACAATCCAAAATTGTTTACCTCGATATTTAAAATCGGGAAATCCATGTAATAGGTGCTGTAATTAAATAGACCCAGTTGCTTTAATAAGGGTACCCATTTAATACGACTTTCAAGTACTTCATTCGTACTGAATCCATCGTAAGAAGTGTATCCGGTAAAAACACCTGTCGCTTCAAATACTGTGGAATAATTTCTAAAATGGACCGCATGAAGCTTTAGTCCTTCAGCACCGGTGATGGATTGCTTTATTTTGATTACATGCCAACCTTTGCTGGTAATGTGGATGTAAGGCACTTTGCCATCTCTAATGTCATTTTCCCAATAGACGCCATTAATCCCCAAGTCAGTTGTATTTATGGTTACTGTACTAGGCTCAGAAACAAAAATTCTATCCTGATCATGCTTAACGTAATCAATCATATGTTGTGCTTGTTCAGTACCGAAATCCAACTCAACCGTTATTGTTTCATTGTCTAAGCCAGTGTACATGGATGGAATAACGATGATGTCGTCTTCATCTGCGAAAAAGCTTAGGTATACTTCAGCATTTGGATCTTGGAGCCATAAAGCGTACCCTTCTCCTTCAACAGTTGAATCTGGCGAAGGATATCCCGTACTTGTAAAAGAGCTTACATTCCCTTTCAGCTGAAAACTATCTAGCTGATGATTGAGCAAGCTGGTTGTCCCATTAATGACCTTAAATGGATTCATCACACCATCACCAATCAAGACAGCCATTAACCGAGCTCCAATAATTCGGTAACCTATTCCATTCAAGTGGGTATTGTCGCTCCAAATTTTAGCGCTGTAGCCTCTGAGCATTTCTTCCGCATCTACTACTGGCACCCCATATTCAAGTCCTAAATGTCTAACAGCTTCTGCGAAAACATCAACCTTTCTCTCGACTGAGGTATTCGGCTTACCCTTGAAAGGCAGGACTAATACAACGGCACTTCCCCAATCCAGTGTCCGTTCAATCAATAGTCGATACTGCTTGATAAACTCAACCACATCGCCTTTATAGGGACAGTTTGCATGCCTACTATCGTTTATGCCATAACCAAGGAAGTGTAAGTGAGCACCAGGGTTATTGTTCCAGTGCTGCATGCCTCTAGTTACCCAGTCACCGCCATAGCCTCGGTTTAGGACAGTAACGATACCTGCTCCATACACTTGATTAACATACTCTTGTAATGCTTCCGGATAAGAAATGGATGCCCTAGTTACGCCATGAAGAGTCCCGTCATCAGTCGGTATTGGGTCAGCTGGTCTTATATCGGCTGAAGTAATATCATAACCGTACACCTCTGAATCACCTTGGACAGCTACAATCACTGGTTGGCTCGCTCTAAGTTGATCATAAAAATATGAAAGTAACTCAGTTTGTTTTTGCTTGTAACCTAATTTTTTGTCATAATTATCAAGGCGGTCCCGTAATAATGGAAAACCGCCTCTTGCGTCCTGTGCCTCGTCTGGCTGAGGATTACTGATAATTAAATCGTCGACT